CGTGGCCGGCAGCGTGCTGGGCTTGTCGCCGATCGCGTACCACCGGGTGACGATCGGCCACGGCCTCAACGCTCAGCAGTTCTCCAACGACTACTTCGCGGATGGCGGGCACCCGACGGCCCTGTTCCAGCCCGAGGGTACCCCGACCGACACCCAGGTGACGACGCTCAAGGAGCGGCTACTCAGCATCACTCGCGGTAATCGTGAGCCGCTGATCCTGCCGTCAACGACCAAGTACACCCCGTTGCAGGTGAACCCTGACGACTCACAGTTCATCGAGGCGATGGGGTACTCGGCGTTGCAGGTGTGCCGCATCTTCCGAGAGGACCCCGCTGACCACGGCGTCGGTGTGTCTGGCTCGTCGGTGACCTACGCCAACCGGGTGGACGCCGACCTGGCCCGGTTCAAGCGCCGCCAGTTCTGGGTCACCAAACTACAGGACGCACTCACGGCGTGCCTGCCGCGTCCACAGGTGGCCAAGCTGAACGTGTCGGCGGCGCTGATGATGACCGACAAGGAACGCCACGAACTACACAAGCTGCGGCTCGATGCTCGCACTCGCACGGTCAACGAAATCCGCAAGATCGAGGACGAGCCGTCGTTCGGCCCCGAATTTGACATCCCTGGCATCCCGGAGATGCCTGCGGCCACTCAACCCACAGGAGGTGGCGCATGAGCCAGACCCCCGACGCTCCCCGCGACAACCTGTTCCGCGGCCTTGCTGGCGCCCCGATCCTTTCCCGTGCTGAAAGTTCCGACGATGGCACCACGCTGTTCGGGCACTTCACCAAGTTCGACGTGTGGGCCGAAATCGACTCGTGGTATGAGGGCCGGTTCATGGAGCGCACAGCCCTAGGCGCCTTCCGCAAGACGATCAAGGAGAACCGCGACCGGGTGAAGGTGCAGTTCGATCACGGCTACGACCCGCACATCGGGTCATCCCCGCTCGGCCCGATCGACGTGCTACGCGAAGAGGACGAGGGGCCGTACTACGAAGTCCCGCTGCTCGACACCGACTACAACCACGGCCGCATTCTGCCGATGCTCCAAGGGCGGCTGATGGACGGCACCCACGCCGGCAGCGTGCTCGGCGCCTCGTACCGCTTCCGAGTCACCAAGGATGAATGGGTGGAGCCGTCGAAGGGGACGGACTACAACCCCGACAAACTACCCGAGCGCACCATCCGCGAGGTGTCGCTGTACGAGTTCGGCCCCGTCACCTTCCCCGCGTTCATCCAGGCAACGGCCGGGGTGCGTTCGGTGTCACTCACGGACCACTACATGGAACGCCATCTGGCGCGCACCGGGCAAGCCGCCCGCGCAGCGCAGAGGCTGTCACAGATCGCCGCTCCAGCCGCCCCGGGCACTGGAGCCGCAACACCCAACGAGCCGCCCACGGCACTCGGTGGTCAGGAAACCCCCCAAGGGCTGAGCCGTTCCAAGCGCATCGCGCTGGCTCTCGCCCGCTGACCCCCACAAGGAGTTCACCATGAAGTTCATCGACGTTCTGCGTTCGCAGATCGACGCCCTCACCGCCGAGCGCGCCGCGCTCATCGCTGAGAGCGAAACCCTCGACACCCCCGACGAGACTCGCGACGCCGGCGCCCTTGACGCCCGCGCCGACGAGATCATCGCCCGCTGCAAGGCCATCGACGCCGAGGTCGTCACCAAGGAGGCCCGCGTGGCTGAGCTGGTTGCCCTCCAGGTCGAGCGCGACGCCACCCCCAAGGGTCCGGCGTTCGTCCGTCAGCCCGACAAGCCCAGCACCGAGGACGCCGCCCGCATGGGCTTCGGCCAGGCGCGTGACGCCATCGTGCGCTCCACCGAGGAGCGTGGCGTGGACCCGTCGCACGCCGACGCGCTGCTCAAGCGCCACCGCGGCGACATCGAGTGGGTGCGGAACCTCGCCGCCCGCTCGACCGACGCCTACCAGTCGGCGTTCGTCAAGCTGATGACCGGCCGCGCCGAGCTGCTCAGCGCAGAGGAGCGCGCCGCCATCGCTGTCGGCACCAACACCCAGGGCGGTTACCTCGTCCCCACCCACCTCGACCCCACCCTCATCCTGACCAACACCGGCACGGCCAACGCTGTGCGCCAGTTGGCGCGAGTGGTCACGCTGACCCGTGAGAACACCTGGAACGGTGTCACCACGGCCGGCTCGACCTTCTCGTGGGATGCGGAACTGGCCGAGGTGTCGGACGATACCCCGTCGTTCGGCGCTGCCGCGATCCCGACCTATGAGGGTCACGGGTTCATCCAGGCCAGCGTGGCCGCGTTCGACTCGATCGAGAACCTGGCCGGCGACGTGCTGATGCTGTTCGCCGACGGCCGCGACCGCCTGGAGGCTGTCGCCCACGCGACCGGCTCCGGTTCGGCTGAGCCGACCGGCATCTTCACCGCCCTCGATGCGAACACCAACGTCGAGGTGACCTCGACCACGGCTGCGACCATCGGTGTCGTGGACTTGCAGGGCCTCAAGCGCGCTGTCGGTCCCCGCTTCCGCGGCAACGGCACCTGGCTGATGGCTCCGGTGTACGCCGATGCCATCAAGAACCTGGGCACCGCCGTGTCGAACGCGTTCAGCACCGACATCACCCAGGCGAACACGCCGACCCTGTTGGGCCGGCCGATCGTTGAGTCGGATGACTGCCCGACCGCGCAGACCACCACGGTGAAGGACAATGAGGTCGTGTTCGGTGACTTCTCCAACTACGTCATCGTGGACAAGCCCGGCAGCACCAGCATCGAGTTCATCCCGCACCTGTTCAACACCGCCAACAACCTGCCCGACGGTCGTCGTGGCTGGTTCATGAGGTTCCGCTCCGGCGCCGACTCGGTGAACGACCTGGCCTTCCGCCTGCTCCAGGACAAGACCAGCGCCTGACCATCCGTAGCGCCCTCGTGGCGCGACGACGAACGCATGGCCGCCGCCCGCTTGCAGGGGTGGGCGGCGGCCGTGTGCTACCTGCTCCTGCACCCCTGCGAAAGAGAGACAACCCATGCCCATCGTCCGTGTCAAGTCAGACGTTCAGTCGGTCGTGCAGGATTCCACGACCGGCGAAATGATCAGCCTGCGCCCCGGAGACGAGTACGACAGCGGCGACACCATCGTCAAGTCGTTCCCGTGGGCGTTCCAGTCGGACGCCAAAGCGGAGCCGACTGTCGGCCGCGTGCGCTCGGTTCGTATCGAGCAGGCGACCGCCACCCCCGGCGAGACCCGCTGAGATGGCCGTCCAACTGTTCGCCGGGGACAACTACTACCCGGCCGGCGGGTGGGACGACTACATCGACTCGTTCCCGTCAGTTGACGCTGCGGTCGCTCACCTTGAGTCGAGCAGGCGGGAGAAAGTCACGCCGCCAGAGGTAATCACACACACCCGCATGGCGTGGATACAGGGCTGCACGGGGTTCAACCTTCACGAGGAGATCGCCGCCGTTCAGGTCGGCGCAACCTGGGGCGGTGGCACCGTAACGGCCATCGACGGCGACAACGTGACGATCACCTTCCCTGAGCGCACCGACGTGTATTACCACCACGACTGGGGCCATGTGGTACAGGACGGGCAGATCGTCCACAGGTGGTCGCCTGCATGAAGCGTCACAAGCCCAAGCCCGGAGGTGTCTCCGTGGGCTTCTTGCATCCCGGCCACTACGCGCACTGCTTCGCTGAGTCGCTCCAGGACTTGATCCTGTCCGACCTGTCGGGGCCGCAGCGCACAGCGCACGACTTCGGCAAGCTCGGCAAGGAATGTGCCAGCGGTGCGATTGTCGCCGGCCGCAACCAGCTCGCCAAGATCATGTGCGACCAGTCGCCCGCCGAGTGGCTGTTCATGGTCGACAGTGACATGGGGTTCGCCCCCGACACACTGGAGCGCCTTCTTGCGGTGGCCGACCCGAAAGACAAGCCGATCGTCGGTGGGTTGTGCTTCGCTCACAAGACAGACGGCCGCGCGTCGTTCTACGGCACGCGTTATCGGGCCTGCCCGACGCTCTACACCTTCTACGAGGACGACGAGCGTGTCGGCTTCGTGCCGATGCTCGACTACCCCGTCGAGCAGGTGGTGCCCGTCGCCGCCACGGGTGGCGCGTGTGTGCTGATTCACCGCTCGGTGTTTGAGCGCATCCGCGACAAGTACGGGGACGTGTGGTTCGACACCATCACTCACCCCAAGGGGCAGACGGTGTTCTCCGAGGACTTGTCGTTTTGCGTGCGCGCTGCTGGCGTGGGCGTGCCGATCTTCGTGGATACCCGAATTAAGACCACCCACGACAAGGGTGGAGTGTTCCTCGATGAGGAGTTCTACCGCCGACAGGTGGCGGCATGAGCCTCGGCCCGGACGCCGCCCGCTACCTCCACCGGGCTATCGGTGGTTCAGTGCCTCGCCCGTTCAACATGCGCTGGCTACTCCCGGCGGTGTGTGGTCGCCACCTGCGCCGCTGGTGGGTCGTGTATGTCCTCTCCTGGCCGCTCCTGGCCGTCTCGGCGTTCGCCTGGCAGGCCGACAAGGGCTGGCAGGTGGCGGCAGCTACGGCGGTTCTCCTGGTGGCATTGCCTGGCATCCTCGGTCCTTCCGTTGTTGCTCCGGTTGGGGTTGACCTCCCATCCTCCGCGCTCGCTCTGGCGGGTGTCGCTCTGTGGCCGCACTGCTGGCCGCTTGCTCTGGCGTGTGTGTGCCTTGCCACATTCGCCAAGGAAACCGCTCCGGTGTTCGTCGCCCTATGGCTGTGGAATCCACTCCCGCTGCTGCTGCTCACGCTTCCGTTCGCGGCTCATCAACTCATCCCACCCGGCCCCGATCCGCTCGGGCCGAAGTTCCAACTGATCGCAGATCACCCCATCAAGGCCAGCCTCCAGCACCACGCCGGAAGATGGCGAGACGGGTGGCTGATGGTCGCCCCGTGGGGTGTGTGTCTCGCTGCGCTGTACGCCCCCGACTGGCGGCTCCTGCTGGTGCTGGCCGTCGCCTACGGGCAACTGCTCATCGCTACCGATTCGGTGCGTCTGTATCAGCACGCCGCTGGGCCCGTCATGGCTGCGATGGCGGCGCAGGTAATCCCGGTTCAGTTCCTCCCACTCGCCCTGGTCGCCCACGTTGTGTGGTGGCGCACCCCTGAACGCATCTGAGGTGACATGCCTAACTACGTGACCCAGGCTGAGTTTGATGCGTACGTGAGCGACGAGCGCGGCGCGGCCACCGCACCCCTGCGCGCTGGTGCACTGCTGGCCGCAGAGCGCGCCGTGTCTGAGTTCTGCGCCCGGTCGTTCGCTGTCGCTGGAGCATCCGCCACCGCACGCCTGTTCACACCCTCGGGTACGCCCGTGCTTCGCATTCACGACTGCACGGAAGTCACCAGCATCGCCGTCTCAGGCGCCACGCTGACCTCCACCACGTACCAGCTTGAGCCGTACAGCGTTTCATGGACGGGACTCACCGAGCCGTACCAGCAGGTGCGCCGCTTGAACGATCTGTGGTGGATTCTCACCGAGGGCGAAGCAACCATCACCGTCACGGCCAGGTGGGGCTGGGCCGCAGTACCGGGTGAGGTTGCCGAGGCCACGAAGATCATCGGCAAGGACATCCTCCAGCAGCGGCACACGGTGGGCAACATCGCCGCCGTCGGTGACTTCGGGGGGTCGGTGCGGCTGAACACCTACGTGCGTCAACTACTCGGCCCGCTCCGTCGCGCTGAAGCGTTCGGGATCGCCTGATGGCTGGCCTCACTCCGAAGCTGGTTCGCGAGGCGTTGCAGAAGCAACTAGCCAACAACCTCTCCCGGGATGTTGGGGTTCACGCCTACGCCCCCCTGCTCGACGTGCGCGAGTTCACCGGCTATCCGGCCATCCTCATCAGCCACGCCCCCGAGAGTACGGACTACGCCCTGACCTTCGGCTCCCAAGGCATCGCAGAGATGCACCTGCTGGTGGAGGCATTCACCGATTCCCCTGATGGCGTCTCGGCTGAAATGGCCCTCGATGATCTGTTCGCCGCTGGCAGTGGTGCGAGTTCCAGCGTGTACGACGCGCTGATGTCCGATGTGACCCTGGGCGGACTCACTCACACGCTGCGCGTCGTTGACGTGCGCGCGCCCCGTTCGCTGGGTGATGGCCGCTGGTCCGCCGGCTGGGTTATCGCCGTCTGTCAGGCAAGGAGTTAGCCCATGAAGGTGTGCACCATCGAGCATGACGCGCCCGGCTTCGGCACTGTCCCTGTCGGGTCGCTGTGGGAGGACGATTCGCCGTACGTCATCGACGCCGACTGTTTCGCTGAGGTGGCCGAGGCGCCTGTCGAGGCACCCCCCGCCCCCGAGGTGCGCAAGTTTGGTGAGGCAGCCGTCATCAAGCGCATCGCCAAGACGCTGGACGACACCAAGTGGGCAGACCATGGCATCGCCACCCGTGACGTTAGCGGCAACGCGCGCGACGCCGCCACCGTGCTGCTGGATGCGCTCGACCTGCTCTGGCGCATCCCAGACAACACCGAACGGGCGCGCGTCGGCCATGACCTCCTCGGTAAGAGCTACCCCGCCCTGATGTCGGAAGTCAGCACCCCCCGCGCCGTCACCGCCGAGGAGGCCCCCGAATGACGATTCAGATGTGGTCAGACATGAGCGTTCTGGTGGGTGGGTTGGAACTCGCCGGCAACGCCAAGAACGTCACCTGTGCTACGGAAGTCGCACCGCTCGACAAGACCTCAATGGCCTCGTCCGGTTGGGTGAACCTGCTCGGCGGGAACAAGTCGGGCACCGTGAACCTGACACTGATGCAGGACCGGGCCGACAACGGCCTGGACGAACTGGCCTGGTCGTATCTTGGCGTCGCTGACGTGCCCAAGTCGATCGTGAGTAACTCGGCCGACGGGTCGATGGCGTACCTCATGCGTGGCATCGTGCTCAACTATCAGCCCGCCGACGGTGAAGCGGGCGGGTTGGCCATGACCAGCATTACCGGCCGCAACTCCACCGGGGGCATCGTCCGCGGGGCGCTGATCCACCCCGGCTCAGCCACCCGCACGTCATCCTCCACCGGCACCGCCCAGCAGCTTGGCGCAGTCGTGGCGGGCAAGTCGATGTATGCGGCGCTCCATGTGCTCACGTCGACAGGCACCACCCCAAGCCTCACCGTCAAGGTTCAGTCCGACGACAACAGCGGCTTTACCAGCGCCACGGACCGCATCACCTTCACCGCCGAAACCGACGCCACCGCCCACTACCAGTGGGGCAGCGTGGCCGGCGCGATCACCGACGACTACTGGCGGGTGTCGTACACCATCTCGGGCACCGACCCGTCCTTCTCCTTCGCGGTCACCGCGGGGATTCTGTAACCCTCCAACCCCCTAGGAGACTCACATGGCCATCTATGCACTGACCTCGCAGGTTGTCACCGTTAACTCGGTCGACTACTCCGACCATCTCAAGAGCGCGACACTCACCGTTGACGCCGCGCAGCTCGACGCCACCGACTTCGCGTCGGCCGGGTGGGTGGAAGTCATCGGCGGCCTGAAGTCGGGCACGCTCGCCCTCAACTTCATGGACGACGTGGCCGACAACGACGTGGACGAGGAGCTGTGGGCGCTGCTCGGCACCGTGGTGTCGTTCGCCGTCAAGGCAACCTCCGGCTCCATCTCGGCCAGTAACCCCGAGTACCAGGGGAACGTGCTCATCACGAGCCACTCCATCGGTGGCGGCGTCGGTGAGTTGGCGCAGAAGTCGCTCACCTTCCCGACCTCTGGCGCCATCACCCGTGACGTAACCGCCTGATCCGTGGCTACCGGCTTCGGTGACTTCACGCACCGGATGGAACTACTCGCCAAGGAGATGGACGGCCGCGCGCTGAAGGCCCGACTGACCAAGGTGGGTGTGCTGTCCAAGGCTGACATTAACGAAGCGGTACGCAACGACCTGGGCGATATGTCCATGTCCGGCTGGCGTCGGGGCAACCCGCACGAGGTTGTCGGCCGCTTCGACGTTGAGGGCAGCGCGGTGGCCATGACGCCTGCGAAGCGTTCCCGTGGTCCGATGCGCGTCTTGCAGCAGGGTCGCAACAACTGGGCCGAGGGCACTGGTCCGGCTCGTCGTTCACGGCCCCGCATGACGCGCCGGTTCAACGGCGCCACCCAGGGTAAGGACACCTGGACGGACGCCACGAAGATCATGGAGCGCAAGATGCCTGAGCGGTACGTCGCGCAACTTGACATAGCGATTGCCAAGTTCATCAAGGGAAGGCGGTAGCGATGGGCACGTTCACCGAGCGCATCCGCCTCATCTTTGACGTTGATGACATCAACAGCAAAAAGGGCTTCGTTAGTTTTGGCAAGTCCGTTCGGGAGGCCGAGGGGTTCACTGGCAAGCTGAAGGCGGGCGTCGGTTCGCTGTCCTCCACGCTAAAGCAGAACATGGCCCCCGCGGCATTGGCCGCTGGTGCTGCGCTGGTGACGTTCGCTGTCAAGGCTGCTGACGCGTTCAGCACGCTTGCGAAGACGAGCATCGACACCGGGCGGGCCATCGGCACCACCACGGAGCAGGCGTCGCGGTGGATCGCGGTAGCCGACGATGCCGGCGTGTCGGCCGAGCAATTCGCCACGGGTGTCGGCAAGATCGCCAAGACGCTGGACTCTGGTACGTGGGAGCGGTACGGCATCGCCACCCGTGACGCAACCGGCAACCTGCGCGACACGAACGACATCCTCATCGACGCGCTCGACCTGCTCTCCCGCACGGAGGGTGAGACGGCGCGCGCCAAGATCGGCACCGAACTGTTCGGCCGGTCATGGGCGAACGTCGCCCCGCTGCTGGGGCACACCCGCGCCGAGTACGAGAAGATGCTTGCCTCGGTGGAGGACGGCCAGGTCATCACCGACAGTGAGGCTGCCAAGGGTGAGAAGTGGCGGCTGGCGCTCGACAAGCTGTCGGATGCATTCGGTGAGGTGACGCTCGCCGTGGGTGAGACTGTCACCCAGTTCGCCCCGATGGTGGAGCGCACCGCTGGCCTGATTACCAAGGTCAACGAACTGTCCGACTCGCTGGGCATCCTCGATGGCGTGGCTAAGGCGCTGGAGTTGTCCAACCCTGTGGGTATGTGGGGCGCGGCATGGGATGCTGCGACAACCTCGGGCAAGAAGTTCTCCGACATGACGCAGGACGAACTGATCGCGTCCGTTGATAAGTACGTCGAATCCGAGAAGGACGCCATCAAGGCGGTGGAGGAGTGGGCGGCCAAGAATGAGCCGACCGCCGACACCCTGCTGGCCATCTACGACGCGCTCGGCTTGTCGGCCCCAGCGCAAGAGCAGAACATCGTCCTGCTCAAAGAGGAAGCAGCAGCCCGCGAGGAAGCCACGAAGGCTGCGTGGGCTGACCTGGACGCGAAGAACGCGCTGATCAACTCCACTCTCGGTGCGGCTGGTGCGGAGCGTGCGTACAAGGACGCCATTGACGACTACATCGTGGCCGAGGATGACCGGACCACTTCCAAGGATGAGAGCGCGGAAGCGCTTGACCGCGCCGCCGCCGCCGCCCTTCGCAACGCCGAGGGCCAGGCCGAACTGAACAAGCAGCAGGCCGAGGCTGATGGTGTCACCTACGACGCCGAGCAGGCGACCCGTGACCAGATCGCAGCCCTTGAGGGCATGTCGTCACTGTTGGCCCCTGGTGATCCGCTGCGCAAGCGGCTGGAGGAGTACATCGCCCTGCTTCGCGAGGGCATCCCGGCTGAGGTGACAACGAAGGTTTCGGTCGTGACCTCGGGCGCTGGCAAGGGCCGCGGTTCCGGCTCGTGGGGCGTTGGCACTGGCCGCGCGAATGGTGGCCCGACAACGCCCGGCATCGCCAACCCGGTGGTGGAGCGCGGTATGCCCGAGCTGTACCAGGAGGGCGGGCAGACGTACCTGTTGCCTGCTGGGCCTGGCCAGGTGACCCCACTGTCGCCCGCTGGTGGCGGTCGCGGCGACACGTACAACATCACGGTGCAGACCTTGAAGGCTGACGCCGATATCGGCCGGGTGATTCAGGATGCCCTGAACGCACTGAACCGGCGTGGAGGCTGACCCGTGGCTGTCTCGTTCACCGTAGAGATCGGGTTTGACTCGTCGGCGTCTACGCGTCTGGCGCTCGTGTCGTGGACTGACGTGACTGCTGATGTGCGGGCCTGGTCGGTGAACCGTGGACGACAGTCCGAACTGTCCACCTACTCGGCTGGGAGTGCCTCTGTGACCCTCGATAACCGTTCTCGCACCTATGACCCGTCGAACACGGCGGGGTCGTATTACGGCAAGATTCTGCCGCGCCGCCGCTTGCGGATCACACTGACGGCGGGCGCGGTGTCGGCTGCGATCTTCACCGGCTACGTGGCCGACTGGTCGATGGAGTGGCCCGAGCAGGGCATCGACTCCACCGTCACCGTGTCGGCATCCGACGCGTTGGAGGTGCTGTCTACCAGCGTGCAACCGGGCAGCGCATACGCCGCCGAAGTGCTGACGGACGGCCCGACCCACTTCTGGCCGTTGCAGTCCGATGGCTACGAGGACACCATTGGTAGCGCCGACCTGTCGCAGCGCGGTGACGGCGACCTACCTTCCGCGTCCACCATGTCATACCCGCTGGGCAGTGCTGCGGCCGTAAGTGGCGGGCTGCTGTCGGCCACGAATGCCGACGCCGCCCTTCCCGCCACGGTGGAATGGTGGAAGACCTCAGCGACTACTGCCTTCCAGGCAGTCCGCGTCTCGCTCGATAACGACAACATCATCGGGATGTACCTTGACGATGACTCCGCCCAGGCGCGGTACAGCAATACAACCACTAACCGACGCGCCGACGCGTCATTCAACAGGGATCTGGCGGCTTCCTCCATCCTGGCGGCGGCTTCACATATTGCCATCACGGTGGACGGAACGACCTTCTCTGTGTACGCCAACGGGTTCCTGGTTGAGAGCTTTGCTCTGACCGTCGGCACCAGTTCGACCCCCACCCCCATTGGCTTCCAGCCAGGGTTCGCGATGGACTGGGACGCGTCGTCGTGGTCACACCTGGCCACCTACTCATCGGTGCTGACAGCCGCCGACATCCTGCGCCACTACGAGGCGGGCATCTACGCCTACGGGCACCCGTACGGCGACCAGACAGGCACCCGCATCGAGCGCATCCTGACCGCCTCCAACTGGCCCACTGCCGACCGGGAAATCACCGACTCAGGCGCCACCGTCGTTGGCCAATGGCTGCCCGCTGAAGCCTCAGCGCTCGCCGGCTGCCGTGAGTGCGAAACCGCCGAGCAGGGCGCGTTCTTCATCAACGCCGCAGGACAGGCCGCATTCCGTACCCGCAACCAACTGCTCACCCTGGCCCGCTGCATCACCCCGCAGGCAACGTTCGGGGATGACGCAGCGGAAACCCCGGTGACGAACCCGCTGCAAGTGGACGGCACCAACCTCGACTTTGTGCGCAACTCCGTAACCGTCACCTACGAGGGTGGAGCGGTAACGGTCAGCGACGAAACGAGCGTGGGCGACTATGGCACCCTGGACGACTCGGTGAGTGCTGGCCTGCTGGATACGGCTAGCGGTTGGGTGGCCCGCCAGCTTGCCGCCTACCGGCTCCGGTTGCGTAAGACCCCCGTGTCACGAGTGCCCGCCGTGAAGGCGCAACTCCTCGATGACCTGGAAACGCACCTGGCCGAAGTGATCCCGCTGGAACTGTGCGACCGCGTGACGGTAAACCGTCGCCCCTCGGGCGGCACGGGAAGCTTCTCGCAGCAGTGCCACATTCAGGGCATCCGCTGGGGCTGGTCCCCGGCACAGTCGTACGCATGGCAGGCATACCTGTCGCCCGCGGTGCCGTCGTACTCCACGGCCGACTATCTGCTGATCGGTGACGCCACATACGGCAAGGTCGGCAGCACACACACCGCCGTCTACTAGTCACATCCCCGTCCATTAGGGACGGCCACCTGAAGCCACCGGCCGCGTGTCGGTGGCTTTCTCGCGCCTTGGAGGACTCATGGCCGATTCCGGCGTAACCGACGGCACCACCGTACTGAACTCGTCCCTGTGGGAGTCGATGATCCGCAAGCAGGTGGTCGCTCAGCTTGCCACGGGCAGCCTGCCTGCCGCCGCGACAGAGGGCCGACTGTTCGCTGACACCACAGTGGACGCGCTGAAGGTGGACACGGGCAGTGTGCTGCGCCTGTTCGGTCACTGGACATCGGCAACGTTCACACCGACCATCTCTGCCAGCACCACCCCGCCCACCGGATGGACAACCTCCGGCCGCTACTGGCAGTGCGGTGCCCTCGTGTACGCCGAGGGACTGTTCACGTACGGGGCGGGCACGGCGGCAGTCGGCACGCTCCGATTCGGCCTGCCGGTCACTGCCCGTACGACTGGGTTCTGTGTCGGCACGATCAACGCCAACGACTCGGGCGCTCCGTACTACCGCCACCCGTCGCTGGCTGCCACGACGTACATCGAGGGCTACACGGAGGCGGGCGTCGCCATGACGGGCGCGTCGCCGTTCACCCCCGCGGCGTCCGACTTCTACCGCTACTCCGTCCTCTACCTGGCGGCCTAGCCGTGAGCGTGACATGGCAGGAGCCGCGGCCCGTGCTGTGGATTGAACCGCGGCCCGTGGAGTGGCGCGAGCCGCTTCCCGTCATGTGGGTCGACCAATCCATCTTCCCCGACGCCGCACCCTCCGTCACTAACCCCATCGTCACGGAGTCGGGCGCCTACTGGGTGACCGAATCCGGCGCCTACATCATCTGGCAATAGGGAGGCCGCGTGTTCAGTTACCGCAAAGACCAAGAGCTACCCGCGTTGCCCGTGACATGGAAGGACCGCGACGGGGCCATTCGTGACTTCTCGTCAGGGTGGACGTTCACGGTCAAGATCGCTCTTGCCGACACTCCCACTGTCGTGCTCGCTACCAAGTCGTCGGGTATCACCGGGGCAGCTACCGCCCCCAACGTTCTGATCGACTGGGCCGTTACCGACTGGGACAACCTCACCGCCTCTGCGGCCGGCATCAAGTACGTCGCCCACGTCTACGCCCGCCGCAACGCCGACTCCAAGGATGCGGTATTCCCGCCCATTGAGTTCTATCTGCTCACGGCCCCGGCGGTGGCGTCATGACCGAGAAGCGCATCGACCAGCTCGACGCCATCGGCGCGATCACGGGCGACGACCTTGTGCCCATGTGGGACTCTGGCTCGTCGGCCACCAAGCACGTCACGGCGGCGAACGCCCGCACCTACATGGCGGCCGAGTCGGCGCCGATCGACGCCGCATACGTCACCCTGTCCACGAACGCGACCCTCACGGGTGAGCGCGTGCTGACCGCGGGTACGGGTATCACCCTGACCGACGCGGGCGCAGGCTCCACCATCACCGCGGCCACCACGGCACTGTTGCCGACTCTGGCCGACGCCAAGGGCGACCTACTCGTAGCGTCCGCAGCAGACACGATCACCCGGCTTGCGGTCGGCACAAACAACTACGTACTCACCGCCGACTCAGCCGAGGCCACCGGGGTCAAGTGGGCAGCCGCAAGTGGTGGAAGTAGCGGCTTCCTGCCCACCTCCACCAACATCGCCAGCTTCCGCACCTTCCCCGTGCCCGGGTGGGCGCTCACCGCCACCGTCTCCTACTGGAACCTCACCGCTGGTGATTGGGTGTACCAGCCGGTCATCTTCGAAGCGGGCTGGTCGATCACGAACCTGGCCGTTGTCGTGCAGACGGCAGGCTCCGCCAGTTCTAAGGCCATCCTCGCCATCTACGAGGCCGACAGCGTATGGCAACCGGGCACCCTGGTGGCGCAAACGGCAGAGTTCGCGATCGACTCCACCGGGCAGAAGATCGTCGCCATCACGGCCTCGGGTAGTGCGGGGCGGTTCATCCTCGGCGCTCACCCGTCAGCGAACTGCAACCTCTCCCACCGGGCAGGCTCGGGGCCGATCGGCCCCCGAGAGTCGTACCTGGCCACGGCATCCGACGCCTTCCAGGTGCAACGGCGCATCGCTGGGAGCTACAGCGCCACGGCCCCGGCCAACGGCACCGACTGGACAACGGTCAGCGCCAACTCTTACGACTACGCATTCATCTTCCCGTACATGGTGGCAGCATGATCCGCAACGAACTCACCGGCATTGACGGCTCTGTGGTGTGGGCCGACTGCTACGACCTCGCCACCGGCACCTACCGGCGCGAGGAGTGCGGCACCGTCGTCACTGAGCGCCTGATGACCGCCGAGGAAATCGCCGCCTACGTTCCGGTAGACCCGAAGGCCGAACTACTCGCACAGATCGAGCAGGCCACCACACTGACCAAGCTGCGCGCCGCCGTACTGGCAGCCATCGAGTCTCTGTGACCACCTACCACGGGATAGCGGCGAGCCTCACCGGCCCGCTCAATGGGGCACGCGGACGCAAACGCAAGCGGGTGCCGCTCGACCTCGTAGTGCTGCACCTGTGGGTATCCCCCGAGGACGGCCCCTGGCGCTACCTCAAGCACCTAGCCACCCCCAACCTGCCCGGCGTGTCGGGGCGCGTGTTCCAATCCAAGCACCCCAACGGCGCATGGTTGTGGGAGTCGCAATCGGGCGGACAGACAACTGACACCCGGTTCGCCAAGCGGTGGACCGGCAGGCCCGGCATCGTCTACCGCTCCAAGGCGGCGCCGTATGTGCTGGTGCCGTTCGTGTCCGACACCCCCTGGACGTACGGCGCCGGATACCACGGCGTAGCGGGCGTGGACGGCAACCCCTACTGGGCGTGCGACCCCGACCTGTACTCCGTCAACGCGAACCCGCCCGTCAACGACCGTGCCGTGTCGTTCTGCATCCCCGGCCGGTATCAGACGCGCGACCAGTGGCTCAACGACGGCAACAGTCGCCAGTTCATCCGTAGCGCCGCCGCTGCAGTTGTGTGGGCGCACCAACGGTGGGACATCCCGCTCGTACGCCTGGACGCCAAGGCACTCAAGGCGGGCGGGCGCGGCTACACCGACCACGCCACCGTCAATGCCGTGTGGCGCATGAGCAACCACGGCGACGTAGGTGCAGCGTTCCCGTGGGACGTGCTGGCCGACGACATCGACCTCATCGTGAACGGAGACGACATGGCCAGGTTCGTGCAAGTGTGGGAGGGAACCTATCCCCAGTTCGCTCCCGCTGACCCCGCCTACTTCATCGACCGCGGTGGCGTACTGGAACACGCAACCAGCGCTGAGCGGGTGAAGACCCTCACCGACGGCGGCAGTGTCCGCACCAGTAACGGGGTTGCCTTCCCGATCTGGCGCTGGACGCTCGACGCATACCGGCTGGACGGGGCACTGCCCGCCGACTGCAAGATCACCGCCGAGGAGTTCCACCAGTGATCGCCCAACACGCCCCGATCGTGTCGGGCATCCGCCACATCGTCACCAACCACGAACGCACCACCGCCGTGCTCACCGGCTGGGTGTCATGGAACGCCGGGATGGCCGTAGAAACCGCAACAGGAGACACCGGGTTGGGCGTGTGGGCGCAGCTTGGCGTCGCTGGACTGATCGTGGTGGCCATCCTGTTCATGCTCCGCCGTTCCGACAGACGAGAAAGCGCCAAGGATGAGGCCATCGCAGCCGTAGAGGACGCACGAATTGCTGACCTGAAGGCGGAGATCGAAACGTTGCAGGAACTCTTGGATGAGTCCAAGCGTTCTCCGTCCGCCCGCACCCGCAAGACCGACCGCAAACCCAAGGAGCAAGCATGAAGCTCGCAGACATTCTCCCCGCCCCCGTCCGCAAGGCCATCTATACGGGCATCGCCGCAGCGTCGACCACCGAGGCAGCGCTTGACCTGGCCGACTGGGGCGTTATCCCCGACGACGTGCAACTCAAGGCGCTCATCGTGCTGGCCGCGCTCGGGTTCAGTCTGGCCCGCGCCAACACCCCGGCGTAATACCAAGCAAGGTGTCGAAATACTGAGCGCCGCCCGGGCGCTTTCCGCACCTCTGAACGGGGAAGCGGT